ACAGAAATAAAAACCCTTTTACAATCAGACAAATTAACAGTTAATGAAATAGCTGATGATGCTATTACCACAGCTAAAATTTTAGATGATGCAGTTACTGATGCTAAGTTAGCCAACTCTATCAATACAGCTATAGCAGCAAACACAGCTAAAGTCACTAACGCAACACATACAGGTGATGTGACAGGTGCAACATCTTTAACTATTGCTGATGACGCTGTAACTTATGCCAAGATACAAAATGTATCCGCTACAGACAGGATTTTAGGGAGAGATTCTAGTGGTGCAGGGGTAGTTGAAGAAATAACTCCAGCAAATTTACGCACCATGATAAATGTAGAAAATGGTGCTACTGCGGATCAAACAAAGTCAGATATAGATGCTCTTGGTATTGCAGCTACAACCGCAGCTACTCTTGCTACCGCAAGAAATATAGCTGGTGTTAGCTTTGACGGTTCGGCAAATATATCTCTTAACAATAATGCTATTACTAACGGTGCTGGATATATTGACGGTTCAGCTTTAAACGCAGCTAATTTAAGTTCTGGAACAATACCAGATGCTAGATTCCCTGCTACATTACCAGCAGCTTCGGCAGCAAACTTAACCTCAATACCAGCAGCTAACATCACTGGTACGCTACCGGCAATAAGTGGTGCAAACTTAACAGACTTACCATCATCATTAGCAGGTAGCAGTAATGAAAAATTATTTGTTGAGGCAGAAAACCAAATGGATAACAGCTTTACTACAACAGCAAACTTTAACTATGTAGCAGCCAGTCCTATGACTATTGCCTCTGGTGCTACTCTTACAGTGAGTGCAAGCTCTACCATGACGTTTGTTTAACTTCTTTCTTATTTAAAAATCATGTCAAAAGTTATTGTTGATGAAATTCAAACTGACACCACGGATGGAAATGTAAGAATTATTCCTAATGGTTCTGGTAAGTTAGAAGTAAAAGGTGCTGGTGGTGATGATGCGATGTTGCAACTTAACTGCTCTGCACAAAGTCATGGTGTAAAACTAAAATCCCCTGCTCATAGTGCTGGTCAGTCTTATACAATGATTCTGCCAGATAACCAAATTGCAGCAGATAAGTTTTTAAAAGTTAAGAGTATAACAGGCTCTGGAGCGACAGCAGTAGGACAGTTGGAGTATGCAGATGCTGGTGATGCGACAAAGATGCCTCTTGCTGGGGGTACTTTTTCAGCAGAGGTTATTTTTCAAAAAGAAATAACCGAAACAGTTTTTGCAATAACAGATGCTTCTTCTGTTGCATTAGATCCTATTAATGGAATGATTCAAACTTGGACATTAGGAGCTAACAGAACAGCAACTGATAGTTTAACTACTGGTCAATCCATGTTACTTATAATCACGGCAAGTAGTTCTAACTATACTTTGACATGGCCTACAATGAAATGGTCAGGTGGATCAGCACCAACACTTGGAGGAGCTAACCCTACAGCAATAGAATTATTTAAAGTTGGTAGTCAATTATATGGGGCAACTGTTGGAGATCTTTCATGAGGTCTCATCATTTACGTGCTGCTAGTGGTGGAAGTGGTGCTACTGATTTGGCAAGTTTTTTTGGCGTAGACTCTTCAACGAGTACTACATTAAGAGTCCAAATATTAGATCAACGCTACGCTGGACAAGATACTGAACCTACTAACGGCTGGGCTGATTATCCACTTCTTACTAATGCTAATATTGGAAATACTGGAACATATATCTCACTGGTAGGTATAACCGCTACAGATAATATTGGAATGTGGAACGGAGGTAATAGATATGGTTATTCTTATGGAACTAACGGATACCCTACTGATACAGTCATTTGTAGCACGGTTTCAAGTATAAGTGGATTTCATGGTGAAAGTCTTTCAAATGCACAGACTTATCTAACAAGTAATACTCCAGTTTCCAGTACTCATGGAATTTATGTTTATAATGCTGGGCTTACAAATTCTGCTAGTGGTAATCAACAATATGTAGACTGTGTTTTTTCAAATGGATTAGGCACTGCTATAGGTGTTGTAATCAGTTATTATACAGGTATTGCAAATGGAACATTTTATAATCATAATCCTCTTATAAGAATTACTTGCAATAATATATCTGCCACTTTTGCACCTAAAGGAGATTATGATCAGAACTCAAACACCAAAGATACAAATGGTCAGACAACAGGAGCAGGAGCCGTCTTATATCCCACTCTTTATGATCCTACGACTATATCTGCCGTTGACGCACTTTTTGGAAGTTTAAGTGGTAATACTCTTCCTTCAAATTATTTTGTTTATTAAATAATTTACGATTATAATATTAAAAATAGGTGTAAATTTAAATTAAGTATGAATTACGCAATTATTGATGGTACTACTGTAACAAGCACCGGTACAATTCAAGAAATATTTCCCAATACAAGTTTTAGTGCTGCTGGCCCTAATGCAGATTTTTTAACTGCTAATAATGTAGTAGAACTTGTAGAAACTCTTAGTTATACAACTCCTTCACAAAAACTATCTACAGTAGATGCTTATGTTGATAGTGGAAAGGCTTACACTGTAAAGGTAGAGAGTACAACAACAGAAGAACAGACTACACTTACAAATCAACAATGGGCAAGTATAAGACTTGAAAGAGATCGTAAGTTGCAATCTACAGATTGGAGAGCTAGTAGTGATTTAACTTTATCCGATGCTTGGAAAACTTATAGGCAAGCATTACGAGATATACCAACACAATCAGATCCATATAACATTACTTGGCCTACAGAACCTAGTTAAGAGGACAAATTATAAAATTAATAGTAAAATTAAATTAAAGCAGTAAATTACTATGTCCACACTTAAAGTAGTAGAGATACAAAGTCCGTCTAATTCTAATAACTCAGTATCTATAGCATCAGATTCTAGTGTTACTTTAAAACATAGTGGATCTGCCAAGATAGCAACTACATCAACTGGTGTAAGCATTACTGGCTTATGTACAGCAACAACTCTCACAGGGTCAGTTGATCTGTCTGGTTTATTAAGAGAAGGTGTAAAAATAACTGCTGGTAAGTTGAGTGATAATACAAATATTGATTTAGAAAATGGCATGGTGCATCTTTTTACTACAGCAGAAACAACTACATCCACACCTAATATTAGATTTAGTAGTTCTACTACTCTCAACTCTAGTATGAGTGTTGGAGAAGCTATATCAGTAACTATTATCACAACTGCTGCTGCTGCTGGTTATTCTGCACAGTTGACTATTGATGGTGCTGCGGTAACAGAAAATTGGGTAGGTGGTTCTGCACCTTCAGATGGTGGTTCAAGTGGTGTTGATATTTACGCATATACAATTATTAAGACAGCATCAGCTACATATACTGTTATCGGAAACCAAAGTAAAACATCATAATTAATGAAACAAGACTATTGGACATATAACAAACCTTTGTCAATGACAGGTTTTGGTGGTGGTGCTACCTCACTTTCAAATGCTGGTGGTGTATCTTTACCCACTTATAATGATGTTGCTTATGAAAATTTTTTTACAAAAGATCCTCAAGACGCTCCTATAAATATTAGTAATTCCTCGTATGATTCATTATCATCTTACTACGTACCTAAAACTGGTACTTTTTACGATTATTCAGCACAAAAAATATGGTATGGATATGACACAGCAGGTTATTATAACTGGATTAAATCCGATTACAGTTATTCTTCTGGAACTGTATATACGTATTCCAGCTCTAGTAGTACAAATTTAACAAATGCTGCATACAATGATGGAATAGATATGACTGTTGCATACTTGGGTGATGATACTCCTGTATTAGTTCAAACTACTCAATCTTCAAGTTCATACACAAGAAGACTTTATTTTTATAGTTATCCAAGTGGTACTTTAATTGGTTATATAAATACTTCAACAGGTACAAATCAACCTATTGGTTATAATTTTTCTGGTCTATGTTTTAATGGCAGTCAATTATTAGTTGCTACAAACGACAGTAGTGATACTTATGTTTACGCATATGATTTACCAGCTAATACCTCTGCTATTAATAATAGTAGCACTATTTCAACTTCTGCTAGGTGGTCAGTATCACATGGTTGTTTTATTGGTTTGGCATGGGGAGGTGGCGGTAGAATATATTTAGCTGATAAAGGTAATTCTCAACAGGTAACACAATTCATACTAACTGATAATGGATTTAGTGGTACATCTACCACAGTTACAACTTATAGTAGGGGAGAGAATAATTTTAATGTCTTTATAGATTATAGACATAGAAAACTTATACTTGGGGGATTTAATACTGGTCTTAGAATTTTTGGAGAATAAATTTATATTGGATTATCTTGAAGCTGCTGTTACACTATAAGAAACATATTATTGATTTATGGCTCGTAAAACGACAGAAGAACTACAACAACAAATACAAGTTTTAAAAAACAATCAAGAACAAGCTGTTCAGGTTGCTAATAATTGTCGTGATGAGATTATGCGTATTGAAGCTGTACTAGTAGATAGATCAGAGGCAGAAACTGAAAAAAAGTCCACTGTACAGTAATAGAAAAGCAGTGTAGATGCTGCGGTAAAATATTTGCTACAACAGAACAAAGAAGGAAATATTGTTCTAATGCCTGTAAAACTAGATATTATCGCAGAAAAAAAGCTACTTAGTTTCGGTAGTCATTTGCCTTGTCATAAATCCCATAGTGACGTATAAGGGGGACAGGGTTACAATAAGAAATAACAGAAGCACACTTGTAAATGAAAGTGCTTTAATTACGGCAAATTTTATCATGTTTAGAAAAATTCTTGACGGTTTAACTATTTTATCCACAATTCTTACTTTAGGAATTTTAGGGGGTTCCTTCGTAACATACAGGTACATCCAATCTCCTCAACTACAACAAAAGGTTATGAATAAAATACTTGGAGAAGTAAAATCACTACTTCCAAATTTATTAGATAAAGGTTTACCAGAGATGACAGGGCCATCTGTCGGTGTGCCAAAAGGTAAAGATTGGACTAAATTTTAAATTTGTATAAGTTTAATGCTGACACTTCTATGAATAATACTATTAAGGGTATAGCAGTAGGACTTGGAACTGTTTTAGTTGCTTCTAATTTTTATACAATTAGTTTATTAAGCAAGAAATCTAATCTACCTATGTTTGATCTGCCTGTTAGTAAATATTCTACTTACGAGATTGAAGCTGATATGGAAGGTTATAGAATCAGACATCGTATGCATGACCCAAAAATAATAGCGAGTTTAGAGTCTACGAGGAAACCAGCAGGGTTTTTAGGAGCAAGTAAGGCTATATCTACCAAAGAGACTCAAAGAGTAGCTGGAGAGAAAGATATTACCGTTGTGAATAATGGTGAGTTAACAGCAAAACAAATAGCTTGTATTGAAGAACTTGCTAAAGGTAGGGCCACTGGAGAAATGATAGGGACAAGTGTTGCTACTGGTACAGGTTTAACTAGTTCATTAGCAAATTTTCCAATCGTGGGCTGGTTTTTGTCTGGCTTTGCGACAAATCAAGCTAGAAGAGAAGGAGGTAAGATAGGAGGTAATATGGCTTCTGACTTTAATGACTGTTAATGGCTGAAATTAAAATTCAAGAAATAAATATTCCTAAAGTACAAGTTTATGAGCCATTTATTCCAAGAATAAAAAAAGTACCAAAATTAATTGTTGATTATCCAGCTTGTATAAAAGTTCATAGAAATAATTTATTTACAGAAATAGATATTGATGAAAACGGAACTGTTATTAAATGTGGTGTAGAAATGCCTAGCTATGAACCGCTGCAATATACACCTA